GTATTGAAGGTTGCGACTGGCGACCTGAAACCCGAAGAGGTTTTCTATGTGCGTCCAGAAGGTCTCTATCTGGACCGTAAAGGGCACAAGTACGAATGGACGAAGGATGACTACGAAAGGCAACTAAAGTTCTGTCTGGCGGCATCTGAGAGGTATGCAGAGGGTTATGAGAAGCGTGGTATGGCAGAGGAACATCTTCGTGATTATCTTCCTCAAAACATTCGCCAGAACTTTGTAGTTTCGTTCTCTCTCCGTGCCGCACTTCACTTTCTAGACCTTCGTGCTAAACTTGATGCTCAAGTAGAGATTCAGGCATTATGTGAAGCGATGGTGCCAGTAATGAGAGAATGGGTTCCTGAAATCTTCAGTTATTATGAGGATCGCAGGTTACATAAAGCTCGCCTTGCCCCCTAAATATTTTGTAAATTATTATACCTTATGTGCCCAACTTACAGATTTGAGAATACAGAAACAGGTGAAATCTTTGAGAAATGGATGCTTATGGCAGAAAAAGACCCATATCTCAAAGAAAATCCTCATATGAAACCTCTTATACCAACACAAATGAATGTTGGAGAGGCATCTGATTGGAGGGATAAATTAACACAAAAACACCCCTCTTGGAACTCGGTTTTGGAAAAAGCTAGCAAGGCTCCCGGTTCAACTGTAAAAAAACTTTAAACACTTATGGCAAGAAGAAAAAGAGCAGAGCAACCAATCGGTGTTGGTCTTACCACTCGTCAGGCAAAGCGTAAAAAACCTTTAAGTAGTGAATATCTAGTAGATATTGACCCACTTACCGAGAATCAGAAACTTTTATTTAAGTATTATGATGAGGGGAAAAACATTTTCGCTCACGGTGTTCCTGGTAGTGGAAAAACTTTTTGTCTTCTCTATAAAGCACTCAAAGAAGTTTTAGACGAAAGAACTCCTTATGATAAAATTTATATTGTGAGAAGTTTGGTGCAAACTAGAGAAATTGGTTTTATGCCAGGTGGGGAAGATGATAAAAAATCTCTCTTTGAGATTCCTTATAAGAATATGGTAAAATATATGTTTCAGATGCCTAGTGATGTAGATTTTGATATGCTTTATGGGAATTTAAAGGCACAGAATACTATTTCTTTTTGGTGTACTTCTTTCATTCGTGGTATTACATTAGATAATTGTATTATTATTGTAGATGAGGCACAAAATTGTTCGGCACACGAAAGTTTCTCTGTAATCTCAAGATGTGGTGAAGATACGAAAATTATGTTTGCTGGAGACATCGAACAGAGTGATTTAGTTAAAATGAGTGAAAAGACTGGTATTATTGATTTTATAAGAGTAATTGATGCTATGCCTTCTTTTGAGAAGATTGAGTTTGGTGTTGATGATATTGTCCGCTCAAACTTAGTTCGTGAATTTGTAATTGCTAAAAAATCTTTAGGTTTGTGATAATGTGCTATAATACTTAAAAGTGGAGATATAATGTTTAATCATCTTGATAATGTACTTCCAAAACTTGAAAGAGAAACAGTAGACGGGGTGAGGTATTATAGCATCCCAGATGGAGACCAATTGCTGAAGTTGGTCTCTATTACTTCCGTAACCAGTCATTTTAATAAGGAAATCTTTGTCAAATGGCGTAAAAGAGTTGGTAATGAGGAAGCAGATCGAATAACCAAGGCATCAACAAGTCGTGGAACTGATATGCATACCTTGGTTGAAAATTATCTTTATAATAGAGACCTTCCAACAGTTCAACCTCTATCAGATTTTCTTTTTAAGATTGCTAAAACAGAACTGAATAAGATTAATAATATTCACTGTCTGGAAGGTGCTATGTATAGTAGGCAACTTGGTGTGGCAGGAACAACGGACTGTATTGGGGAGTTTGATGAGGAACTTGCCGTAATTGACTTTAAGACTTCTAAAAAACCAAAACCCAGAAATTGGATTGAGAACTATTTTGTTCAGGCAATGTTTTATGGTATGGCATATTATGAAATGACTGGTATTCCGATTAAGAAACTAGTAATCATTATGGCATGTGAGAATGGAGAGTGTGTAGTGTATGAAGAAAGAGACCTTAAAAAGTACATGAAACTCGTAGTTGAATACATCAAAAAGTTTGTGAATGATAAACTCGAACAGATGTCTACTTGACTAATTGATTATTATATCTTATAATACATATTATTACTGCTAAACTATGACAAACATACTAGCGACATTCCTAGAGATTAATATAGAAGATATGGAATCACCCGAATCAAATAAAGAATTAGAGCAGGCAATTGAAGATAAGTTTCTTACACCTTCTAAGTTTGCTTTAGAAATTGAAAAAATAGTTGCCGAAGAAAACTGCAATTATATTGATGCCATTTGCCATTATTGTGAAATTAATGGTATTGATATTGAATCGGTTACTAAGTTAGTTTCCAAACCTCTTAAAGAAAGATTGAAGTATGATGCGATTAATCTTAACTTTATGAAGCGAATTTCTAAAGCGAAATTGCCTATCTGATGTCACCCTTTGAAACTTATCAGGCATATTTGGGTATTAAGAATCACTTTTCTAATCCCAAATATGATTACTTTAAATATAAAAAAACAAGAGCAACACTAACTTCGTTTAATAAAAGAAAGGACCGGTATTTTTTCGAGAAAACAAGTCGTAAGTACCAAGATAAAGAAATAGTAGATTTTCTAGTATCAAATTTTGTAGCAGCAGATAGTACAAGTAATTTATGGATTGGACAAATTATAAATTCTGGAGAAAGAACCTACCAAGAATGGATGAAAAGGCAGCAGAGTTTGACTTACTTATTCAAGGAGCAATCGACCGAATTGTTCTCTCAGACAAAATTAGAGAATATATTCGACTGTTCGAAGGGACATCCAATTCTTCTCAAAACATTTCTAAAAAGTGAATTGGCACCTGAAATAATGGTAATCTATGATACAATATTCTCGTATATTAGTGAGTTTGACAAGAAACTTCTGGACCCAGTATGGGAAACCGTAAGTTTAAAAATTAAGAAATACAAACCTTTTCTAAATACAGACATATTCCAGTACAAAAAACTTTTACGGGACATTATAAATGAGTAGTTTTTTTGATTCTGATATTATTCAGGATGAACTAAAAGAAATCAATCAACTTCAAGAGTTTATATACAATAGTATTTTAACTTTTGGTATGATGCCTCGTGAAGATAAACTGGAACATATTGAAAAAATGACAATGTTGCTTGAAAAGCAGCGTATTATGTACACAAGACTTTCTCTTTCCGATGACCCTCAAGCAGTTGAGATGAAAGAAAACTTGAGAAAGTCCGTTGCTCTGATGGGATTTCCACCAGAGACTGATATGAACATTCTTTTCAGTAGTATGACAAAAACAATTGAGTCACTCAAAAAGTATCTTGACTAATGAGTGATTTTTTGCTATAATATCTAAGTAATCCAACAAATCCAAACTATCCCAAAAAATCTTATGTCTTTTTCAGACCTTAAAAAGCAATCTAAACTTGGTTCTCTCACCGAAAAACTGGTGAAAGAAGTAGAAAAAATGAATAATTCTGGTAATTCTTCTGATGACCGTCTGTGGAAATTGGAATGTGACAAAGCAAATAATGGTTATGCCGTTATTCGTTTCCTTCCTGCTCCTGATGGTGAAGACCTACCATTCGTTAAAGTCTATTCTCACGCCTTTCAGGGACCCGGAGGTTGGTTGATTGACTCGTGCCTAACTACCCTCAACCAGAAGTGCCCCGTATGTGAGCACAACGGTCAATTGTGGAACTCTGGTATAGACTCCAACAAGGAAGTTGCCCGTAAGCAGAAGCGTAAACTGACTTACATGAGTAATATCTATGTTGTCAAGGACCCTGCTAATCCTGATAATGAGGGTAAAGTCTTCCTCTTCAAGTATGGTAAGAAAATCTTTGACAAACTCACGGAAGCAATGCAACCTGAGTTTGAAGATGAAACTGCCATCGATCCGTTTGATTTCTGGACTGGTGCTAATTTCAAACTGAAGGCAAAGAGTGTTGCCGGTTATAGAAACTATGATTCCAGTGAATTTGCCGCTCAGGGTGCTTTGTTGGATGATGATGATGCTATGGAAGCAATTTGGAAGAAGCAGTTTTCTCTTTCTGAGTTTGTTTCTCCTGACCAATTCAAGTCTTATGAAGAAATGAAGAAGCGTCTTGAAGTTGCCTTAGGTGGAAAAACATCCCGTACTGATTCTGAAGTTGAGGATGAGGATGACTATCGTGGTCCTGCTCCTTCTCTGACTGAAGATTTGCGTACCGAACTTAGCAACCTGAAACCGACTCGTTCTGTTGCGGTTGATGAAGATGACGATGATGAATCCCTGTCATATTTTGCCCGCCTAGCGGAATAATGAGGTAAAGGGGAGAGAAATCTCCTCTTTTTTATGGCATCGTGACTCTTGTGTTCTCGGTACGAATTAATTTATCATTTACATATTGCGATGATCTATCATATGTCATCGCTTTTCTTGTATCATTAATAACCTGTTGAAGATATGAAGGTTTAAGAACATATATGCTCCTTTTCTTATTATTTTTTCTGACTTCATATTCATAATTACTAATACCAACAACAGGATTTAGAGTTTGTACGGGAATATTAGGGTCTGGAATGGTAAAGACTGAATCGACGATTTTACCTGCCGGAAGTATAAGTCTTCCTCTAGAATCTTTGACTTCTATGGTTTCATAATGATGAACTGCGTTTAGGTCATTTCCATATAATTGTTCCGAATACCTATAGATATCTCTATCTGAAAGAGGCCATTCATTTCTTACATTTATGATACCAGCACCAACCAATACAACCCAATCATACTGAGAACTTCCATAAAGTTCTTCGGCAACTGTATCAGGTCTTGCTCCTTCTTGGATTTGATACTTATTGAATATGGTAAAAACATTTTGTAAGTCATCACGCAGTTTAACTCTACGAAATATATTTTTTACCAATAAGTAATCATCAGATCCTTTACGACTTGATAAGAATGATTGATACTCTAAATTGGGAAGTTCTCTGAAATATGACATTTTTAGAATCCGGTTGCTTCGCTTCCTGTACCTGTTTCGTAATCTTCTGCGTAAATTGGAGTGAGTTCTTGGAATGTTAGGGTCATAGTCATATGAACCGGTGTGGCATCAGAATAAGTTGCATAAGTTCCAGAACCAGTATAATTTACTGTTATATTATGAAGAGCACAAATCTTAAATCTATTTAGATATGGATGTGGCCTTCCTCCACTCATATATTCTATTCTAAAAACTTCGGGTGCCTTAAGGAACAATCCAGCAGCACCCCCTGCTACTCTACCCTTTTTGGCAGCACCGTGTATTTTAAATTTTCTAATTATATTCTTAACCTCCGTTGCTTCTTTTTCAGAACGAGGAACAATATCATATGAGAAAGAAAATGCCTGCCTTAAATCAATTCCACTAAAAAGTAATTCAATATTTGAGTTAAATACTGCTCCGGCAAACCTTGAAGTAAGTTGTGAAGATGGAACATTCTTTCCAGTAACAATATTTGCCATCGAATTGATGAGTACTGCCTGAATCATTTGTTGTGTTGTTCCGGATTTAGCGGCATCAACTATTT